AAGATCATCGGTCTGCCACTCGAAAAACGTGTTAGAGACAGAGCGCTTCTTTGTCATGTTGGACATGAAAGGTCGAGTCTCTGGAGAGATCATAGTAATAATATTTGAAAGGTCTTCACGAACGCCCTTAGCGTCATAGCGAAGAAAAGTGTTTGCGATAATTGTCATGGTAATTCCTAGAGCATAGATTCAATAATTGAGGCTGCGTTTTCTGCGCTGCCATTTAGTTTGAGACGTTGAAATGCGGCTTTAGTTTTGCGCTGACTAGGCTTTACCTGCTGTTGACGTGATCCTGACCGTACAGTTTTACCACCCTGCCCAGCTTTCTGAGCTTTGCGAACGCGCTTCTGACCTTGGTCGTAAAGCATTGCTTTTCGCAGGACTTTTATGTGGTTAGCCCTGACCAGTGCGCCTAGCTCTTCTTCAGCTACGCCCTGGTTAATGAGGTATTCTCTAAGCTGCTCTCGCTGTTTATTGGCAATCGCCTCGTCCTTCCACTCAGGGATAAGGTCGGGTAATTGCGCTGCCTCACTCTTTATCAGTCCACGCATTTGCTGCTGTTGCTCTTGGGCGTTAGCGTCATTCACACGCTGCTGCTCTATCGCAATGGCCTGCATCTTTTGCGCTCGCTGCTCACTTCTCAATCTGTACTGTCGTTCTTGCCTTGCACCTTCGATAGGGTCCTCGTCATATAGTCGGTCCCAATCTGGCGCAGGCTCGTCAATAGCCGTCAGCTGCTGTTGCAATGCGCCTAAAAGTTGGCTGTATTGCTGCCGCTCAAGGAGAACCGCGTCTCTGTCCTGACCGAATTGCTTTCGCTCTTCTGCCAGTGCTTGGCTCTTCTTGGTGTAGTCTGCTGTGCGTGAATACCCATTTTTAAGTTCGTCCAGGTCAACAGAGATTTCTTCACCGGCAACTTTGACCGTGAAGTTCTCAGGCTGACTGTCCTCATCTTCGTCTGAGTCGTAGTCTTCATCGTCCAACAGTTCGGCATCATCTTCATCTGAATCGAGATCCTCTTCGGACTCCTCATACTCAGCCTCTTCTAACACCTCGCCCTCATCTAAGGACTCATTTTCAACAACCTCATTTGAATCTTCGGTTTGGCCTTCTGGCTCCATCAAACTCAAAATCGCTGCTTGGGCATCGCCCAATTCAATAGACCCCACATGTTGGGATTCATTGCTTTCTATTTTATCACTCATCATAAATTCCGCTTATTGAAAGCGACTTGATCCGCGACTGCGCGTATTTGCACAACCAGGTCTTCAAGCGCTTCTTGTTTTAGATGTAAGCGCTCCCGCTGGGCGGGGTCACGTTCCTTGCACCATTCCTCGAAGTAGTCGAGGCGTAGCATTTCTATGAGCACGCCGAAATCTTCATCGTCGGCGAATCGTTGTATGTTTGAAAGTTGCTCAGGCCGTAGGGACATTAGGTGCCTGCTGCTGTTGGGCTATCTGTCTAACAAGCTCTCTATCTCTCTCTGAGTTGGCCTTGATCTCTGCCGTGTTGACCTGGGCACCGTAGCGGGCTGCTATCTCTGCGGCCTTGAGTGCCAAATTTGCTTCGCTCTCATCCCTGCGCCGGTCATCCTCACGGATCATCTTTTCGCGCTCTAGCTCTAGCTCAGCTTGTTTTTTCTGAATGTTGGCGTTGATCTCTGCCATCTGCACCTCAATAAGCCGTTCGTTGATATCAGGCTTAGGTGGCTCTGGTGGTGTGGGAGGCTGCTGCGCTGGGTCTTTGAAAAAGCGCTGGGGGTCTTTGAAGCCAGCTATCTCTAACATTTGCACCATAGTGGCGTAGTAGTTTTCAATCGACACTAGGGCGTTGTCCGGCCCCATAGTTTGCATGATCTGCTCTTGCTTGCCCGCTACCTGTTGCAGCATATTCATGCGCTCCATGTCACCGCCTTTTCCCAAGGCGACATTTGCCACAACGTCCATATTTGCGTTCCATCTGTCTGGACTGATGGGCACAAAGCCATTTGTTAAGCGGATCATGCGCGGCTTATCGACGTGCTTGATGATCAGCTGCAGTAGCCCTTTATATAGCCGGGTCATGCCGCCTTCAGCGAACAGGCGGGCAATCATCTCTGTGCGCTGCTGCGCTGCGCCTATTGTTTGCTGCACTGCCATTAGCGTGCTGCTCTGCAAGGCGCTAGGGTCTAGGCCGTCTGCCGCTTTTGATATGCCGGTCCTGTTCTCACGGATTTCGTCCATATAAGAAAGCATGGGAAATGCTTCTTTGCCAACGAAAGGCAGAGTAAAAGGCACAACAGCGCCAGGTTGACGCATTCTGATCACGCCCCCGGCCTCATTATTCATAACGTCTTCCAAACTGGCTTGGCCTTCAACCACACCCACCCTGGGGTGAGTGCTCATGGCTAAACTGTCAAGGGATGCCCGCAACACTGCAGTCTTGATGCGCTGAATATCCATTGTTAGGTCTGCGATACTAAGACCAAAAAAGCTGTGCGGCTCCGGGTCTGGGCAGAAAAAGGCAAACGGGATCATGTCTACCGGCTCGTTGCGCAGCACTTCATAAGTCGGGCCAGCGCAGCAAATCTTTCTAAGCTCAGCAACGCCATCGCCGTCCATGTCTATGTGGGCATAGGCTTCTACATACAGCACCCGCTGAATTAGGTTGTTGTCTTCAAATGAGCTTTGCTGGAAGCGCTCACGCGCCTCGACGTTAAAGAGTTCAAAATCAGTCTCGTTAACTGTGGCGTACTGCTCTACGTCACTTAGGTCATATCCCATAAGGACCATGTCAGACAACGTCACATAAGATCTGTGCGCAACCAGTTCAGCGTCATCAAGATTGCGGGCTGTGCGGTTGATCACTATCTCTTCGGGAGGCACTGCCTCAACCTTGATCTTGCCGACCTTGGATCTGTGCGTTACCCGGACTGAGTGTGATGACTCTTGTTGGTCGCTGCTGGCCATCGAAGTCAGCATATCAATTTCAATCTCAGGGTCTGAATTGAGGGCGTTGAGCGCCTGATCGTCTAAATTCTCAAGCTCATAGCTTTGAGTCGTTTCGCTTTCGTCGTAGTAATACTTAAGAAACCCAGACCCCTTAACCAAAGCGTCTTTGAGACACGCATAGATAATTTCTACAAAGCTCTGGTCTTGGTCTTGGTTGAGGACGTAGTTTACAAAATCAGTGGCTTGTTTCGCCGCCTCTATGTCTTCCGGGCCTCGCGGGGCAAACTCGACCATGTGGTCAGAGCCGCAAAATATTCGCAGAAGGCTGGGCAGCATAGCCTGCACTGTGTCGCGCACGTCCATAGTTTGCGCCGTGCTGCGGCCCTCTTCGCCAGAGGCAAGTGCCTCACCATTATAATACTCAGCGGCAGTGGCGCGCTGCGGGGAGATGGTGTTATCAATGAAATCAACTGCGTCTTCAATGGCCTGCGTAATCGCGGCCTGCAGTTCTTCATCGCCCATGCTTGGGTCTTCTTCAATGAATTCTTCGGAGTCAAATAATTCGGCCATTAGAAAGTATCCAGTAAGGATTGAACGCCCAGCTGAGCGCGGCGTGGTAGGCGCTTGTATCCCTCAGCCGCTGCGTCATAGATAGGAATGAGTGGCTCTGCTATGGCTTTGCCTGCAGCCATTGGGCCTTGGAGTGCGCCGCCTAGTAGTCCTAGCGCGCTTTCGGTAGCGTTTCGACCAATCTCTGTGCGAGGCTGGTAGTCAAGCGAGTTTTGATAAGCCGCTCTTTGCGCCTCGATCTCACTTGTTGGGGTATTTGTTGGGAGCGCCCTTAGAGTTTGCGCTGCAGTTATAAAAGGTTCTGCGACAGCGCTGCCAGCGTTAGCCAAGAAGTCAGCACCGCCAAGTACGCCTTCGTTGAAGCGTTGCACTGCAGCGTTACCAAGTAAGCCAGCGCCAGCTGTAGATGCTATAGATAAGGGAGTGGCGAAGCCTCTTTGCGCTTTTTGACTTGGAGATTTGTTGAGAATCTGTTCGGTTCTGGGTACGTCTTCAGTGTCAAGTGGATAGCTTGCATATCGCTCATCTGGACTCATACCTAATCGGGATTGCACATTACGGGCTTCTACTTCGCCAGCACTGCGGTTGTACAAATCAAAATCATTAGTATCATTCAACTCGCGCTGTATCGTTCTTAATCTACGATACTCAACCGCGCTGTCGATAATAGAATCAGTGTATTGGCTAAGTCTTTTCAGTTGTTTGTCTGCAATCTTAGGATCGTCCCTAAGCATTTCTCGACCTAACTTTGCTCTTTCAGTTGTGCTGGTGGGATAATTTGGATTACTTCGTATTAGATCTCCCGATCCAGATTCAACAAAACGTTCAACGCCACCTCTAGGAGTGTTTGCTAAGTCATATAATTTTGCGTAAGCGTTTTCATTAGTCGGCTCAACAAAATTAGCCAGCCTTGCCCAAGCAGCACCCAGCCACTGCTCTCTTTCTGCTTTCGGGCGATGACGCTTAGGTTCTGGCCCTAACTCTTGTCGAATCTTGTCGCCGTATTGATACCAGCTACTGTTCCCAACAAGGAGTCTTCTTTTTCCGGTTAAATTAGAATCTAAAGAATACCTTCTGTATTTGTTGGCAAGGGCAATACTTGAAAGGTCTTTAGTATGCTCTCTAGACAGCGTGGCAAGAATATCGGCGTATTGATGGGGGCGTTGGGCGGACAGCAAACCTTCATTTAAGTCTTGTTTTATTGTCGCGGGGTTTGCTCCAGACGCAAACGAGCTTCTTTCTTGTACAGCGTGCTGTAGTTCGTGCGCTAGTGTCGAAGACAACTCTGGGTCACTCAATCTTGCGTCTAGCTGAACTCTGTCTCTCATAGGGCTGTAAGACCCACGAACACCATCACCAATGTCCCTGACCTGTATGCTGGGCGCGCCTAAGGCTTCATCAAACATCAAATCTTTTGCAGGATATTGATCAATAGCGCGTGAAACATCGATTATCTTTTCATAGTTTTCAAGCGTGGTATTTCCTTCTGCCGCATCAAAATCAATTCTTTCTGGATCAGGCACCTCATAACGCATTTTGCCGTCAGCGCCTCTAAAATAACCTGTTTGCTCATAAATAAAGCGAGGGTCTACTGCCTCTAAGGACATTTTTCTAGCCCTTTGGAGATTGGCTTTTGTAGCCTTGGGCGCTACTTCACTTGCGCCTTTAATGCTCTTTATTGTGGCGCTTAAAAACCCTGCCTCAGCTTCTTCGGGAGAAGCCAGTAGGCCAGCGCCAACAGCTGCGGGCGCAGCGGCTTTCCCGAAGCTAAGTAATCCAGCCAACTACTTGGCCTTCTTTTTACTTTGCTTTTTTTCTGCGGGCGCTTGGCGGGACATTAATTTTTCAATGTCAGCGGCTGCGTCAGCTACGCCGCCTGGGCCTCTGCGATAGGTTTTATTGGTCATCCAGCGAACCCCACATGTGGTGATTAGTTGGAGATCATTTTACCACTCAGACAATATTCAGCCCTCGCCTGAGCGGCTTTTGCCAGTTGGTGGCTTGGCTTTTGCCGCCAGCCATAGAGATAGCGTCAGAGGCAAATGTGAGGCAGAGAGCATCAGCCAGGTCGGGAGATCGAAGGCCGCGCTTGCGCATACCGTCTTTAGACTCTAGCTGCATCTTGCCGCTCGATGTGAATTTGTACTTTGCGCTGACCAGTTCGGCCAGCAAGTCATCGTCTTTAGGGATGCTCACGTCTCGGCCCTCTAGCCACGCCTTGACCTTAAACCAAAGCTCTGCCCGCAGATTAATATAGGTCTGCTTACTTGACGGCGACTCGCTTGAGTTAATGCCCACAGCGGGCAGGCCAAGCTCTCTAAGGCGGTCACACACACCACCACCGAGGCCAATGCTGTCCACATTAATTTGCACCGGCTGGTTGCGCGGCTGCAGGGATTCGTACTCCGCCACCACTGCCCCGGTCAGCTGCATTAGATCCAGCCCTTGCCAAGTTTGAATGGCCACTAACTCGCGGCCCCGGCGCTTAGCCAGGGCGGATCTATCACTGCCAAACCTGCTCACGTCCAGCCCCCAGACCATAGGCTCTTCGTCGGTGATGATTACATCGCGGCGCTGCGCACTCTCGACAAGCTCCAGCGGGATGGCCGTATCATCATCTCGCTGTGGGAATTCCCCTAGCACTCTCACGCGGTAGGCGTTGCTCTCTTCGCCAAAGCGCTTGGCCATCTCGCTCACATAGTCATCGCTCACCCTGGGCGAGTCTATGCAGCTGACCTTGCGGGTCCACCAATCACTGGCCATGCGGTGGTGCGTATCGAAGAAAAAGCCAGAGGATCTGGTCGGGTTGCCTAGCAGTATCGTTGTTGCGTTTGCGCCACTCATTGAGCCAGCTGCCGCCTCAAATACGCTCTCAGGGATGCCGGAGGCTTCATCGGCCACTAATAAAACATTATCGGAATGGACACCAGCTAATGATTCTGGCTGCTCTGAGCGGCTTGTCCTGCAACTTATGAAAGCCTCGCTGGGCGCTGCCTTGAGGCTGACTCTGTCGGATTTCACTTCCAATAGCTCTTTGATTGCCACAGGGCTTTCACTGATCCAGCGCTTTAGCTCAGCGAACAAGGCATCAAAAAGCTGGCCGCTGGTTGGGGCTGTGACAACGATCTTTACGGGGTAGCGGGTGAGCAAATACCAAAGCATTGCCCAGGCAGCGCCAGTTGATTTGCCTATGCCGTGGCCAGACCTCACAGAGATGCTGCGCTCACCAGAGGCTATGGCCTCCAGCAACTCTATCTGCCAAGGATCAGGCGACTGATTCAGCACTTCTCTGACGAAGGCCACAGGGTCTGTGCGGTACTTTTTAACGAAGCCTATATATGGGTTTTCTGCCATGCCATATTTTACAGCGAAAGTATGCGGTAAAACCCATGAGAGGTTTTCCCACAGACAAAAAAAAAGCCAGCTAATGCTGGCTAGTCAACTCAATTAAATAGGCGTATTTATTTGAGCCAAGGCTGGTCTTTCATCCTTCTTTCTGCACAAGACCTTGGCGGGCAAACTCGACGCTAATGTCTATCACTTCACGCGCGCTCTCTTCAGATGGGGCTACCTCGAAAGCCATGCGGCTGAAGAACTGAATGCCAGCGGTGGCAATCAAATGGCGGTCCAATGAATATTTTGCGTCTTCAGTGGTAATGACGAGCGCATCCAAGAAGTCGCCGATTTCTTGTTTTGATAATTCTTTCATGCTTCTTGCTCCTGATACGCCTTTTCCGCTTCTCGAATATCTTGCTTTGTCTGTTTCACGAATCGCTGCGCTTTGAGGTAGGCTGATTCGCCAAATGAGGATTCAAAATATTTCTCTCGGTAGGTGCGGTAGTCCCAGTTCACTAGCTCACAAGGATAAGTTACAAGCCAGCCGTGGTGGTGCTTGCGCATCTTGACGTCTTTTTCCATCTCACAAATTTCGATTGATTTTTTCATTGTCTTCACCTTTTTCTTTTATCCAATTTAGTTATTAAAGCGCCTTGGGGCAAGCCGCTAGGCGGCCTCTGTGAAACATTTTGTGCATTGGCAATTGTCGCTGCTGATATGCTGCAAGCGATCTCGGCGCACCTTGACCATTTTCTTTTGCAAGCCAGAAACACCTTGAGATGTAGGCAAAAAGGCCCACTTTCTTTTGTCATTTGTAAGCCATAGATCTCTTTGCTGTCTGGCAGCTTCAACAAATTGCTCGTAAGAAACAGGGTTTTGAGCAATGTAAAAGCTATATTTATCTGCATAGGCAGGACGACCAACTGCTGGCAAAGCGTCTAAAATATCCATAAAGTTATTTTTGCGTACTGCTGCAAGATTTGCGTTAACGCCCGATTCAGATTTGATTTCAAAATAAGCCATGTCTTTTCCCTTCGTTTCTTGTTTCGACGGAAGAATTATCTCCTATTTTGTTTCTCTTGTCACCTAAAAGGGTACAAATAAGTTAAATAAATGTGAGAAAATTAAGGACCAAAAACCCATATATGGAACCAATATGTACAAGTCAAATAGCGCAGGCTTCAAAGCCGCACACAAGAATCGACCAGCAAGCAAGATGGAGCGCTCAGCCAGGATGGTTGCAGGGAATCGCGCGCCAGTAGTCAAGCC